ATAAAGAAGACCATTCAGTATTTGCTTTATTTGAGTTTACATATAATGTAGGACTAAAAGGTTCTTTTCGCAAAAATGAAACTCCATTTTCAATTCCTCTTACAAAAACTCTTTCGCCTACAGTAAGCACATTTGTATAAAAATCTGTCATATTTTCTCTTTACCTTGTGTAAGCATCATAACATCTAAACAACAATCGTGATATGGTAAATGTTTTGGTACCATTTCTCTATTAAACTCTGGGTGATCAACCTCACAATACCCATTACTTGAACCATAAAGGATGTCTATTGCAGTTCTTACATCCCTCCAGTTATAATACTCTGTTATTGTAGGTTTGTCAACCCCTTTACATAAAGAATCTATAACTACTTGGTCAAGCGAACCTCTTGCCCACATTATTTGTTCTTTGGAGTTTTCAAACTTGTTCATGTATTGAACTATTTTATCAATACCATCTTCAGCCAAATAATCATCGGGTTTAGGTTTGATACTTTGATTGCGTACATATTCAGCTTGTTTATTCCACCATTCAAGAGTATCCTTATCAACAGTCCTTTTTAATCGTTTTATTTGGTCGGTTGCATTGAATTTGACAAATAATGTTTTGTCGAGGTAATTTTGATATGATAGTTTTTCTTTACCATCAAAATATGTAATTGCGGCACTGAGTACAACAGTAGAAGATTCTGTGCCTAATGTTTCTATATCAAACATGAACATAATAATACCTATAATTTAAAAACTTAATTATACTACAATCAATAAAGAAAGTAAAGTTATTCTCCTGAATCTTCTAAGAACTTTTTCTCTTGCATAGTCAGTTCTTTCCAAAGTTTTCTTGGATTGCTACACATAATACATTTAGGATTACCGCAGTTCATTGCTTTTATCTTTTGCAACTTGTGCGGCACTTTGACAGGGACTTTGTGTGAGTTGGCTATTTTTAACTGCCGATTGATGTGATTTTTCTTTTGTCGTATTCTTTTATCTTTGGTTGTTTCTATCATACAGTATTATATTTTAGCAATATTTTAAATGCCAGCATAATATCTCGGTCGGATAACATATTATAAAAACTATCCTGAAGAAATTCTTCTGTTACATTTTTTATATCGGAGGTTTTAATCACCATAGATTCGTTTGTGCCATCTATTAATTTTAAATATTTTAATGTCAACCAACCTTCGGACTCTTCGCTACTCCAAGAATTATTTGTCATATCTCTACCACCTTTGTAGTAGTAACTGAATCAATACGAATATATGCTTCTTTTAATACTATACAATCTGCTTTTGACACCCACCTTTTACCACCTTGTAGTAGCGAAGTTGGATTAGCAGTTTCTTCTATTAACATATAATCAACCACCCCATCTATTAATCGTTCTTCTGCCCAGTATTCATTACCTATATAACCTGCATACCAGTATGAATCTAAAGTTGCTTGTATTATTTTAATTCTTTGGGCTTTCATTATATCCTCAGTTGTCTTCGAAATTATCAGAATTACAAAGTTCGGGCGTCTTTGAAAATGCTGAACAGGGCGAGTTGGATGCGATTTCTATGTTAAACCATAGAAACAGAAGTGCTGCTAGGAGTATTAACGGAATTGCTTTCATTGAAAATATCCTTTTGGATAATGAACTCAGGAACAGTTCTTTTTTTCCAAGAAAACAAATGCTGCTTAGCATTGTTATAATAATTCTTATATGACTTAATGGAATCACCTTGGATAATATATTTATTATCCATTGCTGGAGTAGGTTCGGTAAATTTACCCAATTTGATATTAATTGGAGCATATGATAATGCTTCATATAAACCAGAGGATTCTACTTTATGAATTTTGCCATATCTATAGGTATATTCTTTGCATAACCGATACAGCAAACTTCTTAACCACATATAATTATCATAAGATTGTCTAGCCCAAATCGCAGAAGGATGATTTATATGGGTTGCTTGATAAAGGATATCGTCATAAGAAGTACCCAATTTCCACCGTTTCATTTTTCTACCTGATGATGCATCTACATATTCTACACCATCAAGAACTCTGTGCGCAGTAGAAAGCAATTGTGCATACTCAAGTATCATTTTGACACAATGACGGTCAACGTGCATTTCGGCACATTTGGTAGTGTTATTATCTAAATAAAAAATATTCATTATACGATATCCAATTGAAGTGGAAAATTAATCCAAATACCACCGATACCGATTGGAGCAATATCAGCAATAGATCTAGAATTTTCTAACGCATCAAGAGCAGCATTGACAGCAGCAGTAAAATGCATAGAGGTTCCGAAATCTTCGCGGATTTGTTTAACGGTGGTGTAGAAAGAAACATCACCAGTAACAACTTTGATTTTAGTGCTTTTTTTTAATTTTTTCATAATATAGTTTCTCAATCAATTAATTAAGACTCATTATAAAGTATTTAATTTAAAAAGTAAAGTTTTTTATTTATATTTCCAATCTTTTAATTGAACATTTATAAAGTTTTTTGGATGCCACCTAGTCAATATGAAATGTAATTTTGTACGATAACATTCCTTCGTAATTTCATCTTCTATTTTTTCTATTAATTCTCTTAACTCTTTTATAGAAGACCATTCACAATCAGATATTGCTGAGACATCTAAATCAGGAAAAGGATAAGAATTAGTTACCGTTTCACAAAATTCATTATCTGATTCTGCATCACGTTCTACAACATCTACCCATAATATTTTTCTCATTTCAACCTTCTTGCATTAACGATAATGCATATTCTTTCGGTAATTTAGAACGGTGATTGTAAAATCCCTCATAACTATTTTTAATAACATTATTGCTTTCGTCATAAGTTCTATGATTGATATAACCTGCGTCAAAGGTTATTTTGATTAAATTACCATTTTTATCGTATTCTTTAACATACCACCTATCATTAGCAAAATTTATCAAAATTTTCATTTCAAAACATCCTCAGCAAACTCTTTATCTACATCATCAATAAACCACTTAATAATGTTCAGTGCTTCCTTTATATCTGCATCAGAAGCATCTGGGTATAATGTTTTTAATTTGTATTTACCAAATGATTTTAATTCTTTGTATGTAAAATCTAATGTAGATTCTGCATTGTGCCATAAAGACAACACCTGTTCCTCTTTAATATCGTCAGGCGATGATGTACTCCAAAAACTGTACCAATTACAATGCGACCATCTTGAATAACTCATCTTCTCATCCTCGCAATATCTGTTGCATCTTGTTGGCTAAAAACTGGTTGTAAACACGACTTGTGCAGTACCGCAATACCAATCAATTTATCGCCAGTGTATTTGGTTGTTTCTACCTTTGAAGTATTACCTACATTAGTATTTAATGAAGGAATATGTTTAGTTTCTCTAACAATTGGTTTAGATGGAGTTAACTCTTTAAACTTTTGTTTAGTTGTTTTTTGATAAGGATTGACACCAAGTTTCTTAAGATGTTCTTGGTACTTTAGTTCTTCTTCTTTCCATCCAGCTTTTCGCTTTGGTTTGCTTCTGGGTACATTGGCATATATCATAATATAATCTCATTTTAATGTTAGTAGGTATTTTGTTACAACTATTGAAACTTCGCTTTGATCATGTTTATCAGGATGACAAAGGTAAATAATCCTCTTTAACATTTCAGTATCAATAGTGTTTACTGGTTTCATATATCCTTTAGACTTCTTATAACAAGTAAGACATATCGTTTTCCATGCTTCGTTTGTAGTAAACTGACACTTACAATCTAAGCAAGTTTTAACCATTATACTACAATTCGCCTTTCACTTCAAGTATTTTTTTAAGTTTTTTTACTTTATCGGAATCATAATCGTAAAATGATAACTTAACACACATATCCGAAAACTCTATAACAGGATTTAAGTCTCCCATATAACAAGATAATCTATTAAACATTCTCATATTTTTAGATGCCATTTCGGCACGTTTTTGAGTAGTTCTCACTGAACCAAAATCAATTTCAGAATTAACTGCTTCTGTAGTATAGGTTGGCCATGAATACTTAACAAAAATATTACCTGTGGTTTCAATCACAAAATCGCCTGCATCTGGTTGCCATTCTTCTAATTCAAGTCGTTCTAGTTTTCTCGCCAATTCAGCATTTTCGATGGTTAGATTACCTATGTGGCTTATATTAGTACGCATTTGTTTTCTAATTTCTTCTTTAGTCATTTTTTAATCTTATTATCAAATTGAACTCGTTGAAATACTGTCAATAGGTTTAATAAAGCATATCTTGGACTAATAATACCAACAACAATAATTACCAATCCAAATACTACAATAAAGATTCTTTCTAGGAAAAACTTAATAATCATAATAGTAAAACTCCTCAATTGTTTCTTTCCAAGATGTATGCAATATTGCTTTACCACCTAATGCACGCCAATCATCTACGTTTGCGCTTGTATCGTCAATTAGTAACCTATCAGGTCTAGCATAATATCGTTTTAATATCTTGCCAGGAACGTATATAGCAGGATATGTAATATCATAATCTGCCAACCATTTATCTTTTTGTTCAGATATGGTATGTTTTAGTTCAATTCTAGCAGTAGATGATAATATCTTTATGGTAAAATCATATCGTTTAAATGCAAGAATATCTAAAAACCTAATACCTTCATCTAAATCTGGCATAGGATCAAGTGTAGCAAATTGCCTTTCTTCTACCATAGTTGCAAATTTACCTTTATAGGCATCTTTTTCTTTCTTTTTAGATGGATAATCTATTTCAGGTTCTTCCTTAAACCGTTCTATAAATCTCTTTTTAAAATCTGCTAATACGCCATCCATGTCAATAAAAACTATTTTAATCATTAGTTCTCTCTTTTTGTTAAGTACGAGTTATTATAATACAGATGTCTTAAAAAGTAAAGTTTTAATTTATATAAATAGTAATAGATCGCGGAACTACCAATTCCCATCTATTCTAACACTTTTACGGAGTATCAGCATGAATATATATACAATTTATAAAGCAACAAATCTAATTAATAATAAAGTTTATATAGGATTTGATTCAAAATTTCCAAGTAGAGTTTATTCTCATAAATGTTATTCAAAAACTTCAGACCATAAATTCTATAGGGCAATAAGAAAACACGGATTTGTTAATTTCAAATGGGAAATAATATTCCAATCATTAGAAAGAGACTATACATTAAAAATCATGGAACCATATTTTATTAAAGAAAATAATTCATTTAAATGTGGTTATAATTCTACCATTGGAGGCGAGGGAACGTTTGGTAGAATTATGACTAATGAACAAAAAGAAAAACATTCTAAGTATATAACAGAAAGTAATACAGGTAGTAAATGGTTCAATAATTCTGTAATAAATAAATTCCAAAAAGAACATCCTGGCGAAGGTTGGATTTTGGGCAGATTAAACCAAAAACCATCTACACTAGGCAATAAATGGTATAATAATGGAACCCAACAAATATGTTCTAAAACCAAACCAGATGGTTGGGTTAGAGGTATGTTACCTAAATAACAAATATCATAGTTTATATCTATCTTTCATTGCATAAGTCAATGGAACATCTATTAACTCAGATTCTTTCTTTTTTTCGCGTGTAAACTTTTCATATGCGGTTTTCAAAGGTAATAATATACACATATAAAGCATAGATATTGTAATAGACATTAAAATATAAATTCCAATTACTTTATCATATGGATTAGGAACAAATGCAAAAGAAAAACAAATAACTAAATGGAAAAACAATGCTACATACCAATAATTAATATTCTTAACCAACCACTTTACAAACTCTACTTTATCTTGCATTATATCTCCTAACATTTACCTAAATACACTCTTCTGTAAAAAATATAGTTATTAAAAACTACAATGAATACAAAAAACATTATGAATGAAACAACAAATTCACCCGACCCAATTGATAAAAACAAAAAACTAACCGTTAAAAAAGCTAATATAAAATCGGTGGTATACACCATAAAGGTCTTCATTGTCTAGTCTCCTCTGAGTTAATACAGACTGCAGTTTTAATATGTTTATAATTGCCCACATCTGTTTTTTGAATTAATGCAGATTCACAGTCTGCAGCATTAGGATATTCATACACTTTTACTTGACCAGTATACAATA